TTCAAGTAGTATTCGTGGTTTGAGTTTGAATGTTGTATTCCTTGATGAGTTTGCTTTCGTTCAAAGGTCGGAAGAGTTTTACACTAGTACATATCCAGTTATTACTTCTGGTGAAAACACTAAGGTAATTATTACAAGCACTCCAAATGGACTTGGTAATATGTTTTATAAACTATGGGAAGGCGCTGTCCAAAAAGCTAATAACTTTGCGCCATACACAGTTAGTTGGTGGGATGTTCCAGGCAGAGATGAAGCTTGGAAAAAAGAAACTATTGCTAATACATCTGCCGTTCAATTTAAACAAGAATTTGAAATTGAGTTTATTGGTAGCTCTCATACTTTAATTGATACAAATATTCTTTTAGGAATGAATTCACGAAATCCTGAAAAAATTCAACATGATATTAATTATTATGAAGAGCCTAATCCTAGCCATACTTATGTTTTAACCGCTGATGTTTCAAAGGGGAGAGGGCAAGACTATAGTACTTTCTCCGTAATTGATATAACAAACCAGCCATTTAAACAAGTTTGCACATATAGAAATAATACAATTTCCCCTTTATTATTTCCAGATGTTATTATTAGAGCTGCCAAAACATATAATGATGCGCTTGTAATTATAGAAAATAATGATGCAGGACAAGTAGTATGTAATGCTGTTTATTATGAACATGAGTATGAAAATACTTTTACAACAAGCACAGTAAAATCAAATGGTATTGGCGTAACAATGTCTGCAAAAGTTAAACGAATGGGATGTTCTAACTTAAAAGATTTATTAGAAGGCGGTAAATTATTATTGGTTGATCCCAATACAATATCAGAATTTAGTTCTTTTGAGCCGAAGGGTAACTCGTATTCAGGCGCAAATGGAACGCACGATGACTCTGTAATGAACTTTGTTTTATTTGCATGGTTTGTTAGTACTGATTTTTTCAGATCGTTAACCGATATAGAAATTAAAGATCTTCTATATAAAGAAAGGATTATGGAAATGGAGGAAGATTTACCACCATTTGGTTATATGCATGGATCTAAAGATAATAGAAACGATGAGCATAGTAACTTAGTAGATAATATTAAAGATTGGAAATCGGCCTTTTAAGGGCCGTTATAAAATAAATATTGTTATTGAGAATATTCTTATTATGCTAATTATAAATTGTAAAACAAAATACACTGAAAGGAAAAACTTATGGGATTTTTAGTATCACCTGGAGTTGAGATCAAAGAAACTGATCTCACAGATATAGTGCCAGCACAATCCACCTCTATTGGTGGATATGCAGGGTACTTTCGTTGGGGACCGTCGGGACGTTTAGTCACGGCAGGTTCTGAAACAGACCTCGTTAAAATTTTTGGAGCACCAGAAATTAAAGGGGAACTTGAAGTTAGCTTTTTAACAGCGGCTAGCTTTTTGAAATATGGCAACTCATTAAAAGTTGCAAGAGCAATCGACGGATCATTAAACGCCACATCTGCTGGTGTTGCTATGGATCCACTTGATGGAACGATTAACGGACAAGATGATGTTGACCGATTGAATACAAAGCTATTGGCTTTGGGCACGGCTGGCCAACAAAAACTCGTTGCACGATATGGCGGAAAACTTGGCGATTCACTTAGAGTTATTTTTGTAACCGAAGAAAATTGGGCCAATTTACCAGACGGAATTAAAACACAACTTGGGTATAAACCAACTAATACTGTTTGGGCAGAAACCCTTACAGGTTTAGAAGGTGAGGCCGGTGTAAATGATGAAGTTCATATTTTAGTTCTAGATCAAGGAGGAGCTTTCACTGGAGAGCAAGGCGCAGTTCTTGAAATTTATCAAGGGGTATCGCTTGCTTCTAATGCAAAGGACGAATTTGGAAATTCTGCTTATTGGGTTTCTAAATTAAATTCCGGAAGTTCTTATGTTTGGGCCAGCGGTCCTTCTGAAGAGCCTGCTCTTATTCAAGATGCTGTTATAGATTTTTGGGATACTCTAGACTTTTTAGAGGGTGTTGCACCAGTCGGAGGCGGAGGCACTGGCCCAGCAGAAGAGCCTGGCCCAGCAGACAGCTATTTCGTTGATTTGTCCAATGGCGCAGATGACGATACCACTAGTGCTGACGCGGTTGTTGCTGCTATCGATTTATTCGGTGACTATGAGACTGTTGATGTTAATCTAATCTTCGGGCACAACTTTACCGAAGCCGTCGGAACGGTTTACTCTGCTAGTAAAACTAAACTTGTTGATGATAAACTTTTAGAAATTGCAAATGCACGTAAAGACTGCATGGCGTTTATATCAGCTCCATTAACATTATCTATACTTTCAAATGATGTTGATAAAAAAGATGATGTGATTGCTAAGTTTGATTCTATCAGTTCAACCAGTTATGCAGTATTTGACAGTACTCCGGCTTATGTTTATAATCGTTATAAAGACCAATATGTTTGGATTCCTTTATGTGGTCATATCGCAGGTCTTTGTGCTAATACTGATTTTGTTTCAGAGCCATGGTTCTCTCCAGCTGGATTAAACCGAGGTAATATTCAAAGCATTGTTAAACTCGCTTATAACCCTAAGCAAGCCGATCGTGACGAACTATACAAATCACGTATTAACCCAGTGGTTTCTTTCCCTGGTCAAGGCGTTGTTCTATATGGTGATAAGACGGCCCTCACACGTCCTTCTGCGTTTGATCGCATTAATGTTCGTAGGTTGTTTATGACTGTTGAGAAAGCAATTGCTACATCTGCTAAATTCCAGTTATTTGAAATTAACGACGAGTTTACAAGATCAGCCTTTGTTAATGCAATCGCTCCATATCTAAGAGATGTTCAAGGCCGCCGAGGTATTGAGGACTTTAAGATTGTTTGTGACTCATCTAATAATACTTCACAGGTTATTGATAGTAACAGGTTTGTTGCTAGTATTTACATCAAGCCGTTACGTTCAATTAACTTTATCACGCTTAACTTTATAGCTACCAGAACAGGTGCTATTTTTGAAGAGCTGGTTTAATAAAGGATTGATAAATATTAATATAAACAATAGAAAATAAAAATATGAGTAATATATCAGATTTTAAATCACAATTAACAGGGGGAGGCGCACGGCCAAACCTATTCAAATGTAAAGTGTATTTCCCGCCAGAGCTTTCAACAGATACGTTGACTAAGCTTGGCAGCTTTATGATCAAAGGAGCACAACTTCCATCGAGTGTTATAGCACCCGTCGAAGTTCCTTACCTAGGTCGTAAGTTAAAGGTTGCAGGAGACCGCACATTTGAACCATGGACGATCACCGTTATTAACGATGAAAACATGCTTATAAGGAATGCCTTTGAAACATGGATGGATCTTATTAACGATAATAAATCAAACACTTCGACTTATAGCCAATCAGGTGAAGCATTAAACTATATGCGGCCTGTAGAAGTTGAGCAACTTGGACGTGATGGAGCAGGGCATGGCCTTTCATCTGGTCTTGGTGATGCGATTAAGCGCTATAAATTGATTGATGCATTCCCAACAAACATCAGTGCGATTGATCTTAATTATGAAACTAACGATACAATTGAAGAATTCACAGTAGAATTTAATTACCAATATTGGGTAAGTAATACCACTGCTGCGGCTTCAGACGCAAACTAATCGTTATAATTAGTTAAAACAAATTAAGTCTTAGAATTACCCTTAGTTTCGGCTTGGGGTAATTCTAAGCATTATATATAATATATGAACGTATTCGGATTTGACATAAGCAAAAAGCTAAAGAAAGCAAATATACTAAGCGATGAATCTGACACAAAGGATTCTATTGAAAGTTTTGCTCCACCATTAAATGATGATGGCTCTGCTGTTTTTTCAGGCGGGGGCGCAACATCTGGTTATTATGGCCAAGTTCTCGATTTGGATAATTTAAATATTCAAAACGAAAAAGATCTAATTAAAAGCTATAGAACCGCTGCAGCTCAACCTGAGTGCGATATGGCAATTAATGATATTGTTAATGCTGCTATTGTTGGAGATTCTAATACTGCTCCTGTAAATTTAGTTCTTGATGATGTAGATTTACCAGATAATATTAAAAAGAAATTTAGAGAAGAGTTTGATACGATCATCAAGCTGTTAAAATTTAATTTTAGCTCACACGATATTTTTAGGCGTTGGTATATTGATGGTAAACTATATTACCATTTAATGATTGATTCCGAAAAAACCAAACAAGGGATTAAAGATGTTCGATTAATAGACCCTTTACATATTCGTAAAGTAAAGGAAGTTACTAAGAAAGTTAATAAAAGAACCGGTGAAGAAACCTCTGGAATTACTAAAGAATATTACCTTTATGGTCAAGACATGTCTGCTGGATCACAGGCGTTAAAAATTGATCCAAATGTTATTGTATATGTTCCATCTGGAACAACTGACGAAACACAAAAAATTTCAACGTCGTATATTCATAAGAGTGTAAAGTTAGTAAACCAATTGCGCGTAATGGAAGACGCTCTTGTTATTTACAGAATATCACGAGCTCCTGAACGTCGTATATTTTATATTGATATTGGTAACCTTCCAAAAGGCAAAGCTGAGGAATATGTTCAAGGTATTATGTCTAAGTATCGTAACAAATTAGTTTATGATGCGACTACTGGCGAAGTTCAGGATGAAAGTAAGAGCATGAGTATGCTTGAAGATTTTTGGTTACCGCGCCGTGAAGGGGGTAGAGGAACAGAGATTACGACTCTCCCAGGTGGCGAGAATCTTTCTCAAATTGATGATGTTATCTT